CTGCGCACCCCCTTTTTGCGCGAGTGGGAAAGTTGTAATGCTCCCCGGAGCGATAGAGCCGCTTCTGAGCATAGTTAGCACCCACGCCTTAATCCGCGCACAGTAAGTAGACCTCCCACAATCCGGGAAGCGCCGAACCTGTGCGCTTTTTGGTATCAACAGGCGTTTAGCCTGTTTTGATATAACATTACCCTACCATGCCGGGATATAACTGCATGGGCTTCACAACCGCTGGGCAGCAGCGGATATATAAATTAAGGCAGTAAAAATGGAGCGAAGGAACGGAGGACTATATGGACTTTCTGAAAGCGTTGTTTAACGATGGCCCGCTGACTTTTGACCAGTTTGTTGAGGCCGCAAAGGCGGCAAAGATTAACCTTGTAGACCTGTCTAAAGGCGGGTATGTATCCGAGGCGAAGCACAATGACAAGCTGGGAGCATTGCAGCAGCAGGTAACAGACTTGACCGATCAGATCGGAAAGAGGGACGCGGATATAGCTACACTGAGGACGAGCCTCGAAGCGGCACAGGCTGATGCGGGCAAGCTGGCAGGCGTGCAACAGACGCTTACCACTTTGCAGACGCAGTACGCGGAGGATAAAACGCGCTATGAAAAGCGCATTTCCGATCAGCAATACGAATTTGCTGTTCGTGAACGCGCTAACGAGTTGCAGTTTTCCAGTGCGTCCGCTAAAAAGGCGTTTATTCAAGATGCTATCGGCAAGGGCTTCAAAATGGATGGTGACAAGCTGCTTGGTTATGACGAATTTGCCGAACAGTACAAAGCGAATGATCCCGGCGCGTTTGTTGCGCCTGATCCTAACCCCGCGCCTCCCGTGCCCTCGGTGACGCTTCCGGGCGGGCATGATAACCCTCCGGGCCGTAAAATTACGCTATCTGAAATGATGCGGTATAAGAACGATCACCCGGACGCAGAAGTAAAATTCGACAACTAAAAAATCTGAAAGAAAGAGGTAAATAAAAATGGCTGGCACTTTTGATGCTAAGTATTTCAATGCGGAAGTATTTCAGAAGTACATTGACCGCATTCCTAACCCCCGTAAGACGGAACTGTTGAAGTCCCGCGCTATCCGCAACCGTCCCGAACTGGCTCAGGTGATGAAGGACGAAGTGGGCGGCAACTACATTTCCACCCCCTTGAAGGGCCTGATTGGCGGCGCTGCTCTCAACTATGACGGCAATACCAACATCACCGCCGATTCCACCGTAACCTATATGCATTCCCGCGTTGTCGTGGGCCGTGCTAAGGCTTGGTCTGAGCTTGATTTCTCCTATGATATTACTGGCGGCATGGATTTCATGGAGAACATCGCGCAGCAGGTCAACGATTATTGGAATGAGGTTGACCAGGATACCCTTGTTGCCGTGCTGGTCGGTATCTTCAACATGACCGGGGCCGCTAATCTGGAATTTGTGGAAAACCACACTTATGACGCTACTGGTGTAACCAATTCCGAAAATAAGGTTGGCCTGATGGATGGTACTACTCTGAATACCGCTATCCAGCGTGCTTGCGGCGATCAGAAGGGCAAGTTTACCATGGCGATTATGCACAGCGTAGTTGCTACCAATCTTGAAAACCTCAAAATTCTGGTGTATGCAAAGTACAATGATGCTGATGGTATCCAGCGTGACGTTGGCATTGCTACTCTGAATGGCCGCATGGTGTTGATTGATGACAGTATGCCCGTTCTGAACGGCTATGTTACCGCCACTTCCACCACTCCCGGCGCTCTGCTGGTTGTTGCTTCCGGCGCTACCACTGGTCAGATCACCGTTGCTAACGTTAAGAAGGGTGATTTCTATCCTGCTGGTGTCGCTGCTGATGATTACGTGCTGCCTGAAACCCATTATGTCACCTTTGTTCTCGGTGACGGTGCTATCGAACTGACCGATTGCGGCGCGAAGGTGCCCTATGAAATGGATCGTAACCCCGCCACCAATGGCGGTCAGGATTTGCTGTATAGCCGTCAGCGCAAAGCATGGGCACCCTACGGGATCAGCTTCACTAAGGCTTCTATGGCTTCCGCTTCCCCCACCGATGCCGAACTTGAAAACGGCGCAAACTGGGAGCTTGTCAAGTCTGCTGGTACTACCACGCAGTATATCAGCCACAAGGTTATTCCCATCGCCCGCATTATCTCTCTGGGCTAATTCAAGAAAGGCGGCTTGACCTATGCACGATCAGTATTTAACGTATGAAGAATACACACAATACGGCGGCGCTGAAAGTCAAGCCGCCTTTGCGCTTTTGGAGTTTAAGGCCCGAAAACGGATTGATTATCTCACCGCTTCCCGTGTTCAAAACATGGAGGTGGTGCCTGAATCCGTCAAACTATGCATGATGACCCTTATAAACATGGATGCGAAAGTCGGTGCTGAGGCTCAGGCGGTTAATCCGCAAATGACCTCCTTTAATACCGATGGCTATTCTGAATCTTATGGACATGCCCTGTCCGCAGATGACGCGGCGCGGCAAATGGATAAGCAGATAACCGCTATGTTGTACGGGGAAAGAGACGATAACGGCGTACCGCTGCTATACAGGGGGGCGCGAGGATGAAACTGTGTAATGACGTTTTGACCTTGTATAATCAACGGCATAACAAGGCGAAAGATGCTACCGAATACGTCAGAACTGTTATTTCCGGCATTTCTTGGTACAGCACAGTTAAATCCGCTGTCTCGGATAAGGGGCTAAAATCCGCGAACATGTACGTTATACGCATACCCGCTACCGCTGACTTTAGCGGTAAAAGCTGGACAGATCCGAAAAGCTACACGGCAGCGGATGATGTGTCCAGCTTGTTTACGCTAAACGAGGGCGATATTGTGGTAAAAGGTGCATTGGCCGATGAAAATCCCACGTTTGCGCAGCTTCACAAGAACAACGCGGAGTGCTTTACTGTTTTGTCCGTTACGGATAATAGGCGGGCACCAAATGCCCCGCATTGGAAGGTGGTTGGTGCTTAATGGGTACAGTCATTAGAGCACAATTCCAATGGAATTTTGATCCCTTGACGGCGCGTGGGCTTGAACCGGGGGGCCGTGTGCAACAGGCGATTGACAACGCGGTTATATCGTATTGCATGGCTTTTGTTCCATTTGAAACGGGAACGCTTGCGAGAAGCCCTTATACTGCATCGCCTCCCGGTACTGGTAAGGTTATCTATAACACGCCCGGTGCCCGGTATCTGTACTATGGCGAAGTGTACGGCCCGAATATCCCCGTATTCGAGGATGACAGCGGCGTACCTACGCGCTGGTTTTCTCCCCCCGGACAAAAGAAACATCCTACGGGGCGCAGGTTGCATTACAACACTGACACGAACCCGCTTGCGGGCGCGTTTTGGTTTGAACGTATGAAAGCCGCGCATGGCCGGGATATTGTAGAGGAGGCGCAGCGCGTTGCCGGATGTAAATAACATTGACCATATGCGGAAATGGTTTAGAGCGTGTCCCGCGTTATCGGCTGATTGCCCGTTTAGGGTAGACTACAAAAGCGAAGAACCCGTTGAATATTCCATCATATCCATGCCTAATACTTTGCGGTCACACTCAAATGTTTTGGGCGAAGAAGTCTTTGACGATATTCAGCGAATGATGTTTACTTTTGCCTCAAATGAATTTTGGGGCGGGGATGAACGGCAGAACATCGCAAACTTTGGTTTTTATCAGGATATAACGAACTGGATTATTCAACAGAACAGAGAAAAAAACTTCCCTCTTATTGATGGCGGATATGTAACGGCTGTTAAGCCTACGCTATCACAATATGTTTCAGCGCCGGGAACGGATAGCGCGATATATCAGATTCAAATAGAGGTGACTTACAAACTCAGATAAGGGGGGGGACAATAGTTGGATGCAAGAGTATTGCAGACTAATTAAAGGAACCCTGTACGCTTCCGAGAATTACGGCGTTATCGAAAGCGGTACATGGCTAATGACACAGGGTTACATTGACCCTATTACCGGGGATGTGGTACTCAACCCCGATTTGATTGGAGGTATAAGAATGTCTAAGAATGAGCGCAACCGTCAAATGTTGTTTGGCTCTTGGACTGGTGAAAGCATTGCCGAAGCTGCTACTGCTGATATTGGCGATTCTACGGGTATTACCGCTGCTGTGGTAGCCGCTACTACTTTTGGCGCTAAGGTGAACGGCCTTTCCGGCGAATATGTGTTCACTTACGAGGGCGAAAAGTGGATGCTTAACGGCAACGATGCGGGCACTATCACCACTACTTACGGTATTACCCTGACTGGTGATCCCGCCGAGGGTGATATTATCGTGGTCGATTACACCGCCGCTTCCGGCGCTTGGGAAGCTATCGGCAAGGATAACGATGATCTGAGCAAGGAGCTTAACCCCGATGTGGAAACCAGTAAGAACGTGCTGGGTGAAACCACTGTTACCCATTCCGGCTATGAGCCTGAAATCGGCGTTGATCCTTACTATATCGATCCTGCCCGTAAGATGTATAAGCATCTGCGCGATGTGGCGATGGAAGAACGCTATGACGAAGCGTCCGTACTGGGTTATCTGGCCGAAGCGTACTTTACCGCTGCTAACCGCGTCACTAAGAAGATGACTGGTTACTGCTATGTGCGGCAGGCGTATTTCGTGCCTCAGAGCGTTGGCGGCGATACTTCCGGTTTTGCTATCCCCGTGAACATCTATCCCGTGGGCGGCATGACCAAAAAGAAGATTGTTTACGATATGGCTACCAACGAGGCCACCATTACCGCTTGGGAGTAATAGCCAAACGGTGAAAAGGATACACAGCGCGGATAGCTACACAGGCTGTCCGCGCTGTGCTTTTTGATGTGAAAAATAAGGAGGATATAAAAATGGCTGCTTTTCCCCGTCCTGTAAAGAGCACTAACAACCCCGTCCAAACCGCGCTTCCCAACGATAAAACCGTCTTTGCCATTGATGACGGTACGCGAGAAATTACGTTGGTCAACAAATATAATCAAGTGATTTGCAAAATCCACTTTAGAACAAGTGATTTTTCTATCCTTGATCGTTTTAAGACCTTACAAGAAACCCTGCCCTCTATCTTGGAGCCTTTGAGCCGCATTGATATTAACCCTGACGGGACGAATGACGGCAAAGACGCAGAGGCATGGGCGATTCTGAAAAAGGCTGAGGGCATCGCAAAAGAGCAGCTTAACATTCTGCTTGATATGAACGAGGCCGATAAAATCTTTAAGACCCGGCATCCCTTTTCCAGCGTAGGCGGCAAGTTTTTCTTGACGCAGGTTATTGAGGCTTTGGGTAAAGCCATCAATGCTGCTATTGAAGAAGAAGCCGCGCTAATGCAGAAGAACATTGCACAGTATACAGATGACCTCGAAAATGAGGATGTGAGCGCAAATGCTGGGGCAGCTACCGACAACGCTTGACATACACGGCAAACCTTATAAAATCCGTTCTGATTATCGCAATATCCTACGGATTTTTGAAGCGTTTGCCGATAATGAAATAAATGACCGTGAAAAATTATTAGTTTGCCTGAAACGCCTTTTTGTGGATTTCTCAAAAATACCGCAAGAGGATTACCCGGCAGCATATCAGGCGGCTTATCGTTTTCTTGCGTGCAATACGCAAGAGGACGGTAAGCCGCCTATTCGCACATTTAACTGGATCAAAGACGAACAGATCATATTTCCCGCTGTCAATAAAGTGGCGGGAATGGAAGTTAGAAGTGTCCCCTATATGCACTGGTGGACTTTCTTAGGATATTTTGAATCCGTAGACCCTGACGGCCTGTTTGGTACAGTGCTTTCCTTGCGGCAAAAGAAAGCGCGGGGAAAGAAGCTGGAAAAATACGAACAGGAATTTTGGCGCAACAACAAAGCGATTATGGCCCTCGATTTTGAAACGGCGAAACCCAAAACGGCAGACGAAAAACTGTCCGATATGTTTAATGATCTTTTAGCAGAGGCAGGTGATTAAGAGTGGCAAACGGCGCTGATGGTTCCATAACGATTGATACCGAACTTGATAACACTGGTTTTAAGCGCGGTTCACAGCAAACAGAACATGCCGTGAAAGGGCTGATAAACACAGTAAATAGAGCCGGACGAGATATGGCAAGCGCCGTGCAATCCGTAAACCCTGCCCTACGCGATTTAGCACGAAACAGCCAACAGTCGGGTCAACAGATAGCGAATAACCTAAACGCGGGCAGCTTTGGCCGCGCCATGACCGACATGCAAAAGACGGTCAATTCGCTTTCAAGCCAATTTGAAAAAATGGGCGATGCTGAGAGAATGGGCTTTAAAACCGATTCTCAAATGACCCGCTTTCGGATTTCCACCGAAAAAGCGCATGAAACATTGTCATTGCTGATCGGTGAGCTTAACCGATTTACTAACCAACCGATCAATACCGCTGAATGGGAGCGCTTGCAAGCCGATATGCAGCGTGCGGATGCTGAATTAGCTAAACTATACGCGCGAAAAGACATGATGCAGGACTTGGGCGCTAAAGAAGGTTCTGCGGGTATGCAGCGTTTAGCCTATCAGATCGAACAAGCCGAACAGAAGTATGACGAACTGTATAATAAAATCGCTGAAATGATTGACAGGGGATCATACGCACAGCTTGGCGGCGATACGGCACAGTATCAGGACATGGCCCAAAAGATACGGGAAATGGCCGCGCAGCTTGAATACTACGAACAAATAGCCGCAAACTTTAATACCGTTCAGAATCCCGCGCAGGAATCCGAAACAGCGCTTAAAGGCGTTGACCGTGAGCTAAAACAAAAACCTAAAGATGCGGGCATTGCAAGTCAAGCCCTTTCCGCGTTTGGATCAGTGCTGGCCCGAATGGGGAGCTATGCGGCATCCGCAACGGCTGGTCTTGCCCGGTTAAGCTGGAAGGGAATTAGGAGCGGGGCCGTAACAGCGGCAAATGGTGTTCGCAGCCTGGTTGGGCACCTTAAAAACCTACACAAGCAGGGCGGCAAATCCGCTTTGACTGCAAATGGCCTTGTGAAGTCGCTGCTATCCGTAAAGCGTATGCTGCTATCCCGCATTAAGCGCACATTCATTTCCGCGCTTTTCAATAGCCTTAAAGCGGGTATGAGCGCTTTTGCCCGGTATTCGTCTGCTTTCAACGCGGCAATGTCCAGCATGAAGAACAGCATGACCGGGCTTTCCGGCAATCTTGCTGTGGCGGCGGGCAATCTGGTCAACGCCATTGCTCCGGCAATCAGCACGATCATTGACTGGATCAGTCAAGCCATTACGTATCTAAATGCTTTCTTTGCCCTGCTTTCCGGTAAAAGCACGTATACTGTGGCGAAAAAGGGTACAGATGACTACGCTAAATCGCTGAAAGGCGCAGGCGGCGCGGCAAAAGAACTCAAAAACGAAGTATACGGCTTTGATGAACTCAACAAGGCAAAAGACGATAACAGCGGTGGCGGCGGTGGAGCTGGCGGCTCAGTGGACTTTGAAGAAAAGTCATTGGCTGATTTGCCCGATAACATTAAAGCCTTTATGCAATCGCTCAAAGACGCTTTTGCGGCTGGCGAATGGGAGAAGATAGGCGCTATTGTCGCAGGCGGCTTGAATACCGTTGTATCTACGGTTGATAACTGGATCACAGGAACATTTGAACCCGCTGGCGTAAAATGGGCATCCCGCGTTGCTCGTATTCTCAACGGCTTTAATGATGCGTTTGATTTTTACAATCTCGGTTCTACTATCTCGCATGGCTTTAACGCGATCTTGCGTATCGTCAACGCTTTCTTGACCGACTTTGACGCTTTCAAACTCGGCAAGAGGATAGGCGAGGGCATAAATGGCATTACGGATAACCTTGATTGGGAACTGCTGGGGGAAACCCTTGCAGATGGTCTTGGGGCCGCGATTGATATTTTGGCTGGCGCGGTAACGTCAATTCATTGGAGCGATTTGGGCGTTAGCTTTGGACGCGGTATAAACGCTTTTATAGGGAACTTCCATTGGGAGGAATTGGAAACCTTTGTTGTCGAGGGTATCAACGGTATTGTTGAAGCGCTGGACAAGATTGTTACAAATGAAGCTCTTTGGAATAACCTTAGTACGCACTTTTCTACCAGCGTGCATAATATCGTCAACGGCATTAACTGGTCGAAAATGATCATTGTGTTGCTATCCGGCTTTCTCAGAATTGCCGCAACACTCGCAACTGCCGTTGCGAATTTGCCGTGGGCTAAACTCGGTACGGATTTTGCGGACGGCATAAATAAGATTTTCGGTAACGGTAACAATGAGTATGTAAACTGGACTACCATAACCGATGCTGTCACTAAATCCATAAATGGTATCACCGAACTACTGAATAAATTCATAACCGGCGTACAGTGGGAAAGTATAGCTACACAGTTTGCGGCGAATGTCAATAGCATAATTGATGGCGTTGATTGGGGCAAATTGGTTCTTACAATTATCCTCGGTTGCGTCAAATTGGCAAATGCTTTCTTTGTCGGAATTTCAAGTATCAAATGGTCTGAGCTTGGAAGTAAAATTGCAGACGGTTTAAACAAGGTATTCAGCAAAGACGAGGGAGGCCATAAATACGTTGATTGGAACGCGCTTGCCAAAAACTTTAGTGAATCCGTTAAGGGTATTCTGACAGGCATTGATACTTTCATTACGGAAACCGACTGGAAGCAAATGGGCAACACCATAGGTGAGGCATTAGGTAACATTGACTGGTTCGGTATTGCCGGAAAGTTAATCAGTCTGCTATGGCACGCTCTTGTGGCGGCAGCTAACGCGGCGGGCGGCTTGATTGGCTCTTTCATCACTAAGCTGTTTGGTATCGAAATCGTTGATACCTTTTCCGGTGAAGGTGTAAATTGGGCAGAAAGCCTGTTGGAAGGATACCGCACTGGGCTTGAAACAGGCTCTATGGATACAGCCCATCAAACTGTGCAGACGGCGGCTTTGCTTGCAGCGGGTTTCACAGCACAGGTTAAAGAGGGCATGTTAAGCGGTGAACAGGAAGCGTATATGGCAGCAGGTTCGTTTATCCATCAGCTTGCATCAGCGTGTGAAGGTGAAGATGCTTTCCTTGCCATGGAAGCTTTTACCCATTACGGCTTATCCATTCCATATGAGCTTGCAGAAGCGATGGTAAGCAGTGAATCAACGCAGCTTACATCCGAAGCGGCTGATGCCCTGCTTGCGTCAATTATACAAGACAATACTGCTGATGAAGTAATTGCGGATTTTGCGGAATATGGTATCCAAATACCGCAGAATTTAGCTGAAAAGCTTGCACAGGCAAGAGAACCCGTAGCAGAAGCGGCCCGCAGCCTCTTGTACGCATTGCAACAGGCTTCTACGCTTGAAGAAGTCAAGCTGGCTTTTGCCAATGCCGGCATTGAAGTATCAGATAGCTTTGCATCTTCTATTACAGGCATGGGCTTAGATAACATGACGGCAGCGCTTGCACTGTTTGGCGCAGGCGTAGATGAAGCTACTGTTGCTGCTTTGGACACGTCCAATCTTGCGAGTAACCTTGAACAGTACATGCAAGAATCCGGCGCGTCCATCAATCAGGTGGCTCTTGCGTTGATGGTAGCAAGCGGGCAGGATATAACGCAGCTTTCCGAACAGTTAGGTATTGACGTAGGCGAGGCATTAGGCGGGATCATCCCGGAAAGCGTTGCTAAAGCCTTGAAACTCGGTAAAGAAGAAGTCAAGGCCGCGACTGAGGAAGTCAAAAATGCTGGTAAGATTACCGAAGCGCAAAAAGCCGAAATGTCAACATCCGGTACAGACGCGGGCGAGGGGACTACGGAAAACCTTGCGGCGGCTGAAAAAGCTGGTGCTTCCGAAGTGGGCAGTGAATCGGATAACGTAGCGCAGGAAGTCAAAGACCCGCTTTCCAAATTGCCCGAAGAAGTGCGACCCTATGCCGATTCTCTTATGGCTGCTGTTACGCAGGCAATTGTTGACGGAAATCCCGTTGCCGTGGCCGCGATCAATGCGGCGGCAGAAGAAATCGTAACAACCGCGTCTAACATTTTAACGGGTCAAGCGGGCGAGAGCATCATCAGTACGTTCATAGGCGGTATGGAAAGCAAAATCCGCACGATGGAAAGCACGCTAACAAGTGCTACACAGAGCGCGGCGAACAAGGTTGTCAACACGTTCAAGGGTATTCTGACTGTTGCCGCTGGTCGTACAATCGGCCAAAACATTGCGCAAGGCATCGCTGCTGGCATTACCTCTACAACCTCTACAATCGTTTCTGCTGCTACCCGTGCGGCGCAGGCAGCGCTTGCAGCGGCTAAGGCTCGATTGGGTATTCACAGCCCGTCTAAGGCGTTTGCTGAGGTTGGCGATTACATGATGCAGGGCATGGCCGTGGGCCTGAAAGAAGGTCAAGGCAATGTTATCAAAACCGTTTCCAGCGTTGCGCAGAACGCCATTGACAGTGCGCAGAATAGCGCGGCTGATATGGGCGCGCGCGGCATGATAAGCGGGCTTGAAGGGATTCTAAGTAAACTCGTTCACGGGATAGACAACGCAATTTCGGCCATGGGTGGGCTTCCCGTGCCCGCTGTGGCTTCCGGCGCGTTTGCCCCGTATAAACTTAGGGGCGGCAACGGGGGCGGCGTAGATGGCCTTTCAAGCGCTTCTGAGAGCTTTAGACAGCTTACAAATGATATATCCGAAGAACTAAGCCTTATCCGGGAATACTTGCGGCAGAATACCGAATACAACCGTATTACAAGTGAAAAGGATTTGACCGTGGATGGTCGCAGTGTGGAAGAATCAATGACCAGCTTGCAGCGGTCAAGAATCCGTTCTTTTGGAGGTACATAATCTATGCCTATTATGGGAGTATTTACCATTGCGGGGCGCGATTATGCGCCTTACCTCAAGCAAAAAACAGGCTTACAATGGGAGCGCGAAAATACAAACGATAAAGACGCAGGCCGGGATGCTGGGCAAACCATGCATCCCGGCGTTACGTCCCATCAATACAAGCTGGATATTAAAATGGGGCCAATGCCTTTTGAAGTCGCAATGCAGCTTGAAGCCGATTTACAAGCCGGAGATAATGGTGTCGTTGTGCGTTATCCTGATATTCACGATGGCGTTTGTTCCCGCTTGTTTTATAACACTTCCATCAAGTCAGGAATAACCCGTTTTGATACAGACGGTGTAAAAGTTGACGAAGTTTCATTCTCACTTATCAGCGTAAAGGAGGGTACTGTATAATGCAGACGCGGCCTGTCGGTTGGGAGGCCCTTCTTTATGGGGCGCATAAAGTTGAATACAAGTATGTTATTAACGGCGTAGAGTATCCGGCTGAGTATATACAGGGCACGCCCTCCATTGAAAAGCCGCTGATGCGTAAACCTGCTATTGGCCGTTGTTGTACCGGATCGTTTTATATTACGGTACGTAACATGCCAAACGTATCAATCCCAAAGGCGGCACAGGTCAAGGTATCGTGCCGCCTTTCTTCTCCCGATGGATCATCTATCACCACATGGATACCGCAAGGCGAATATTGGATTGTAAAGCGCAAAGGACAAGGCGATTTACTCACTCTGACTTGCCGCGACAATATGATATTCGCGGGGAGAAGCTACACGGATAAGACGCAGTACACGGAATGGCCTGTTGCTATGGCTGATGTGTTTAATGAAATTGTAGCCTTGATGGGCGTACAGGTTGATCCTCGCACAGTTATCAATTCCGGCGATGCGTACATGTGCGATTATCCCAATCCTGATGAACTAATGAGCGAAATTCTTGCCAAAATCGCAGCGGCGCATGGCGGGAATTTCATTATGACTGAATCCGGCAAATTGCGCCTTGTGCCTTTTCCGTCTACAACTGAACCCGTCTATGTGATGGGTACAAATTATGCTAACGGCGGTTACGAACCGTATTCAACAGGTGAAAAACTTGTTTCCCGCGTTACCTTGAAGGATAACGCGGGAAATGAATTTTCTTTGGGTGACGATACGGGCGTTGAAGTGATAGGCGAATGCAATTCCGCAACACAGCTTCTTGTAAATGAAGTCGCTTATAGCTTCTATGTGTTCAATGACACGTTGTATTCTCAGCATGGCCGCTTTGTCAATGAAACGGCAAACATGGTCGAGGATGACGCGGAAATCGTCAACGGATCATTGACCGCAAGCACGCACGGCTTGATTGGCAAGCAGTTTAGACCCTATCACCTATCCGGCGCGTACTTTGACCCGTGCATTGAGCTGGGAGACACCTATTCAATCATTTATCGGGGCGAAGTGCTGAGACTGATTGCAAATTCTATGCGTATTGATTGCACAGTCGGCTTTTACACGGAATTGGAAAACGGTGTGCCTGATGATGACGAAGAAGAAGTGCCGTATGTGTCCCCTGCCGAATTGCAGGCGCAGCGCACAATAACCACGGATCAGAAGTATTTCGGCAACAGGATCAACCGATCTGAGGGCTTTGTTTCTGAATACATGGTGGATGATGTGGCCGTTGCGCGTATGATCGCAAATAGCAATCTTTTCACCATGCAGCGCTTTACAGACGGAAAGTGGGAGGATGTTCTTTACTTTGATCCCGTAGAAGGGCAATACAAATTCTCAGGTGAAGTCACCATTGACACGCGGGGTTTTAAGGCTTCATCCGTACAGGTGGACAATCCGAGTATTGTATTTGCCGCCAACGCGCAGGGTGAGCTATTGGCCGCTGCCAACATCACGGTTAATGTGCTTGCGTATACGGGTAGCACTTCTGTTATTCCTGATGTGTCCGCGATTACGGGCTTGCCTGCCGGGATGACCGCTATAATCGGCTCCCCCGATGATCGCAACCGTGTTCCTATTAGCCTGATCGTGGCGCAGGGGCAAACGCTTGGCTCCGTTGAATCTATCAGCGGTGAATTGTCCGTTATCGTAACAGGGCCGATTTACGACACGCTGAAAGTGAATTGGTGCAAAGTCAATACAGGCTTGACCGGGCCGCAAGGTGAAGGAGGCAAATCCGGCACCAATGGCGT